CCCACATCAAGGTGGGGTCACCGGTGCCATCTTCCAAGGTAAAACCCTTGACTTGGTACGGTGAGTAGACCGGAAACTCTGGTTGTGTAGCCCCTGAGGTACCGGCTACCCGTGCTTCGTAAACCCGCCCGTTGGGCGTTGTAGGGACTACACGGTCACCGACAGAGTAGACCGTTGCCGCTGTCCAAGTGGTGAAGCGGGAGAAGGAATCCAAGATAGAGCCGATGTCCGTAGTGGACATCTGCGGGTAGGACTGGGCAGACACAAAAAGGCTTACCTGTGCAATCGCCTCGGCTCTGGTCATCATGGGCTTAGTATCCCACATGATTATTTTTAAAAAGTAAAAACCCCCGGCACGTCTGCCGAGGGTCTTAGGCTGTGAACCGCTGGGCTTATGTAGCTGCGGATGCTCCGACGATAAGCGAACCAGGTACGCGGTTGGCTGCAGTTGCATCAACGTTGCCGATGTCAAACGCCTTGAAAGCGAATCGCTCCGTGGCCTTGAATGCAAGCGCGTCCTCGACAAAGTAACGCTGATCCGAAACCTCAATCGTAACGGTTCGGCGGTCACCAAACGCGGTACCCATGCTCAGGTCACCAAGCAAGATGTAAGGCGTGGATGCTGCAAGAGTCTTCTGCATATTCTGCACAAAGACCACTGGATAGCCATAAAGCATAGGCGTAGGGCCGTATGCATTCTGGATGTCCATGATGCTGTTCCCGCCCAAAGCGTCGAGCAGTGGTGCAATGGCGTTGTACCAAATCTCGCGGTGCATAAACCACTTTGCATTTGCGGCGTATGTCGGGAGCTTTGCGACCATGCCCTTAAGGTTGGCAAGGGTCGGTGAGTAGGTAATCGTCTGCCCAGTCGTGAAGACCTGCAAGGATGCGATGTTAGCCTTGGTGGCGTTGCTGCTGTAGATAGCATAAAGGATGCCATCGAGGCCGCTCGTGCTATCGACAGCATTGTTGAATACAACGCGGTCTTCTTCCTTAGCCAAGACATAAGCCATGTCACGAGCAAGAGTTGCACCAAAGTCGATGATGCTATCCTCTGCCAGTTCCTTGGAAACCTGCGTAAGCACGGATGGTTTCTTGGCAACCAAGTTGACCTGTGCAAATGTAAGCTGCGAATCGGTAATAGCCGTGTTCTCACCCGGATAGTACACAGTGGTCGATGCCGTTGCGTTTGGCACGTTGAGAACGTCAGAACTCATCGGGTAGATGCGGCAGTTTTGACGTGCAACACCGAACTGCTCACGGAGGTAGATAAGTTCGCTAGACAGCGGATCTGGAACAGTAAAACCACCAGCGGTCGTTGTACCTTCGTTCTGTGCCTTCAGGTTGTTCTTTACCCACTCAGCGGCCTTGCGGTTGCCCATGATAGAGCGTCCCCATTGACCCCAAGCGTAAGCCTTCCAGTTAGCCTCATCACGGGTACCGGAAAGCGGGTTACGCCCGATACCGCCGGACTTCCAAGGCTGTTCTACTGCAACTTCAGTAGCCACAGGGTGGCCTTGTCCGAGTGCCTTGATGGTCTCAATGCGCTCTTCGATGTCCTTGGCTTCTGCCATCAGGCTCTTGACCTGTGCAAGGTCACCGTTACCGGAAGCAAGCTCCCGCGCGGTAGCAAGCACAGATTCTTTTTGATTCTGTAGTTGTGTCAGATTCATAGTTGTATTAGCAACTCCAGACGAGCCAGCAGTTCCTGGCGTTCGTCATTGTCATGGGCTTTCGCCTCTATTACGAGTTCCGGTTGCACTTCTGGCTGGTCTGCGTCCCGCAGTGAATCCCAGACTACAGGTGCTAAGCGCTTGGCGCTTGTCCGGCTAAGACCGACTGCATCCCGCAGTCGACGTTCTACACCCCGCAGGGATGCGGGTTGTATACACTTGGCACCGTGCATGGCGTATAGCTGCTTTGCACGATTCGCAAATTCATTGATGATGGCATCGGCCATAGACGCATCAGCCACCAAGCCGATACCCTCAGACATAGCCTCATAGTAGGCTTCCATGCCTTCATGGATTAGATCCGCTTCAGCCATCTTGAATAACTCAGCGGCGTACTCTTCCGGGGATTGCTCAGGCATTGGAGCCATGACCATCTCTTCTTCTTCTTCCATCATAGGCTCCATGCCGTAGTACTCCTGTAGGCTCTTTACTGAGTTGCGATACTCGGCTGGTGTCGGTGTGATGCTTGCCTCTGCGATAGGCCAGCGGGTAATCTCAGCGGCACCGCCCATACTCTTACGCTCTACCAGATGACCAGCGGCACCGGAGGAAAAGCCCATCTTGCCTTGCTTGCAGAGCTTCGCAATCATGCTCCCGTACTCATCGGCTAGATCCAACTGCGCCTCGTACCAAAGCCCGGTATCGTCCATCTTAATGTAGCCTGTACCGATAGACTTCTTACCGACAGCGGCATCCATGCCGTGGTGATAGTACACGTTGAGCGGTACGCGTTGACCCTTGGAAACCGGAAAGCCGTAGTCGGTTTGAGGTGTGAAAAAGTCACCTTCAAGGTCAGCGGTCTTGGTATCACCAAAGCGCACCAGATAGCCCTTGACGTAGCCCAGCCGGTCACTCTTGATATTGTCTACGGTAGAAGTCAGCAAGTCCATACCCTCAGTATCCCACAGTGCCGTTTTCATAGATAAGTCGTTAGATCCGGTTGGTATCCCTCTAGGTCTCTAAGCGGCAATACCCTAGTAGTAGGCCCCCAGTCAGCGTTAGGTACCACGGTAGCCATGTCGCTGAGCGGTAGTCCTTCGCTGTAAAGGTTGTAACGAGCGGTGCCTAGTATCTGCTGAGCTTCAAGCGGTGTTAGCCCTTTTAGAATCTCTTCACCGGTTGCCACCTTGGGGCGGGTATCCGGTATGGAAGAATCGCCGGTTATCTCAGCCCAACTGAGGGTTTCCGGAATAAGAACGCACCTACAATTTGGGTGACTAGGCATGATTTCATCTGTACGGTGAAGGGTGCCGGACAAAGCCAAGCAAGCAAGGCATACCCGCGCGTCTTGCGTAGCCTGCCGCCGGTATCCGGTTACCGAACCATTCTCCGTGTATAGTTGCCGCTGGGCTTCCCGGCTTGCACGTATCATCTCGGTACGCGCTATCGTCTCGGCTCTTTGCCTACCGATATCAGCCGCCTTGCGTACCCGCCGTGCTACCGTTCGTGGGCCTTCACCGAGGCTGATGCCTTGTACCAAAGCCATCTGCATAGCATCCGTGGTTACTTGGGGGATGGCATCGAATAGGACAGCCAGAGGGCTACCATCGCCTGCGAACCCGACAAAGGCCTGCAAGGCTTCGTCAGGTAGACTTGTCCAGCTAGTACCAAGGGTAACCCCGGCGGGCTTTTTACCCGCTGCCGCTTCCACAAGGCTTGGCGTTGCCTCATTAGCAAGGATAGCGGCTTGCAGTTGCCCATCGGCTGTAATCACTGCCCCTTCAACACTGAACTTCTTAAGGTTCTTTCCGAGCTGCTCAATGTTATCTATGATCCGCTGACGCATCCAGAGTATGGTTTCGCTTGGCGGTTCCCCGTTGGCTTCACGCTCAGCAATCCTACCCTCCAGCGCTTCAAGCTCATCGATGCTCGCCTTGGTTGCGGCTTTGTATGCGCGTTGCATCCGGCTGATGGCTACGCCTTCACGCTCTAATAGGTCGTTCCTATACTTCTGGGATGCAGCATAAATCCTGCCCGTGCCGTTGTCTACTCGCTTGAGATTTCCTCCAGCGAATACCCGTAAAAAGGGTGGCTCTTATACACTACCCCCGGAGTGCATACGTGGTCACCATCAAGGCTCTTGCCGTCAGGTTGCATTGCGTCTCGCTTGGATGTAGCCCAGCGGAAACCGGCATCACCGCCCCATAAGTCCCAGGCTACACGCCCCGGACTAGGGAAACCTTCCTCACCAGCATTAAAGCCTTCGGCCTTCTTGTCTACCTCATGACGTGAAAAGAAACTGTACATCCGGAGGATAGTATCCTCGCTCAGTTTCTCACCATTCACAATCTGGTTAGCCCTTGCAAGGCCTACGCGTGTGCCGCCATCAAAGCCTTCTGCTTTCCAGTCAAGCGCTCTTTGTGCCGCTGTCCGCATGGCTTCAGTTGGTCTGTACTTGACATCGTAAGAGCGCACTGCGGCACCATCAAAGCCACCACCGCTCTGTACTGGTATAGC